AGCCCCCGGCAACCCATTCGGGCTTCCATGCGGGATCGCGGGTGGCTTTGTCTTCCTGAAGGGTCATGCGCGTCTCGGTGCGCGAGACGATGGTATAAGCTTCCCAGTCACTCCAGAGGGAGACGCTAACCCCGTCACCGGGCTGGAGGGCAGAGATAGCATCAGCGCGAGCATTGATTTCGGCGGCAACTTTGAGAGCATGTTCGTTGGTCATAGCTGTATCTCCTTAGTAAGCTTGAGCGCGAGGCAGCATGAACTCAGCTTCACGGATGAGCTGGGCGGCATATTCGGGATTGCTGGTGAGGAAAGCTTTGGCGCTCCGAAGGCGACGAAGGCCAATCTGCTTTGGCGCGGAAGAAACGCAAAGACCGAAGGCATAACGCAGGCGGTTGATGTGCGAGGCAGTCAACATCTGTATCTCCATCAGAGAGAGGTATCGGATAACTTGAGATCACATTATAACGTGGCATTATGCCAGTCAACTAGGAAAATACAGAAAGGCTGAAAAAATGTTGGAACTTGGAATTGCAGCTTTCATCTTCCTTGGGTGCCCTATCTTGATCTTGGTCTATGTGGCCTTCATCAAGTCTCAGGAGCCAAATGACCCGCTGGAAGACATATCTAACTGGGGATCGCATGACATTGATCACCGCAAAAAGAACTAACGTGCTATAATCACTACACTTTCTGATGGAGATACCCATGGCAAAAGAGCCAAAGAAGAAAGGCCCGCCATCCATGCGCGAGCTTCTACCGCCAGACCCACAAAGAGGCCCAGATGGCATACCTGATCCAGTGCGCGTCAGGAACCCAGTTGGTCGCCCAAGCAAGTATGAGCCACACATGCTCAAGACCGTCATGGACATCGGTTCTATAGGCGGAAGTCATATGGAGATGGCAGTTGAGCTTGGCATTGACCGAGTAACTTTCTACCGATGGACCGAAAATAACGAGGAATTTCGCAACGCAGTAAAAATGGCAGACGCTGCTGCACAAGTCTGGTGGGAAAGAGCCGCCCGAAATGGAGCCGTTGGACTCATAGATAAATGGAACCCTACGACGTACATCTTCCACATGAAGAACCGCTTCAAAGACGACTATCGGGAAAAGCCTCAAGCAGCCCAGCCCGATGAGAACGGGCAAGTTCAAGTCATGTCCGTCACAATCGACAGCAGGCTTCTGGACGCCGATCAGAGAGACATCCTTCGCCAGACCCTATTGGCTGCAAAGGCGGCTAAAGACGGCACTGTGATTGAAGGCGAGTATGAAGAGGGGGAAGAACAATGACTGACGCCGAGCTTTTGCACCGCCTCACAAAGCTTGAGGCAACCGTTAAGCGCCTGACCCAAAGGATAACTGAACTGGAGGCTCGCCCGCAGCCTGCCCAGCCTATCGGTGGCGCTGGTAACAACTGGCCGTGGCCCATGCCCGGTCAATATGGCTGGAAGGTTGATTGCAATGGAACGCCGTATCGCGTGACAACGATGCCATGCGTTGCGATTGGCAGCGATGTTTCATATGAAACGCCCAAAGGCTCCAATGGCGATGTGAGTCGCAAATGACTGATCTGCAAGATGTCCTGATCAGCATCTTTCTCGCCTGCGCGATTATGTTCCTGATGGATAGGAAATAGTCCGTAAGAAGAGTTGAGCCTTGTTAAGTTCCGTGATATAGTTACTGAATGATTATCACGGATACAGCTATATGAACGCTTACATGAAAGAGATCGCTGCCCTGCGCGACAGGGTGGCTTATCTGGAATCAGAAACAGAATACCTCCGAGACATCCTGCGCCCGAAGGTTAACCCGTTCGCTGACAAGCTTGGCTTCTCGCCCCAGCAGGCTGTCTTTGCCTATGCTCTATTCCGCTGCGACATCGCGACCTATGACTATCTGGATGAAGTGGCCGAGGCTTACTGCCACGCGATCAGGGCTGAAGACGACAAACGCATCAGCATCCGCGTCAAGGTTGCTATGTTCAAGGTGCGCCACAAGCTGCGTCAGCATGGCATTGAAGTCCTGAACATTCGCGGGGTTGGCTACAAGATCAACCCGCAGGATAAACCCAAGATGCTCCAGCTTGCGGAGGGCAAACAATGAAGGCGCTCATCATCACTGTGGGCCTTCTGGCCGCTTCTCCTGCCTTGGCTGGTGTGGCAACAGGCGACTGCACGACTCAGCGCGGCACTAAGATTTATTATGGCATCTCTGACGCTAAGGGCTTTCTGTACTACGACAACGACGGCCCGCATCAAATCTTTAGCGAGCGCAAAGGCAACCTCGGCATCATCAACCACATCGGCAATCGCGGGAACATGCGTATGGCAATCGACCTTGATACAGGCCGAGGCTACATCGTCACGCGCATGGATGATGGCCGGGTGATTGAAGGAAACGTGGTCTGCAAGTTGGGATACAAGGAGTGATTGATATGGATGATCTTGTGAAATGGCTGCGTGAAGTAGCTGTTCAAATGTATGTCGTTGGCATGGGCAGATGCGAAGAAGCAGCAGATCGCATTGAAGCAATGGAGGCATCGCTGCGCTGGATGATTGATATTAAAGTTGATGAAACCAATGCGGAAGACTGCGTGAAGTTCATGCAAGAAGAAGCGCGCCATGCCCTAGGGGAGAAGAAAGATGCCTAAATTTTTTATCAGGATCAGCAAGACGATCCGTCTAAATCATGAATTTGAGGTCGTGTCAGAAGAATCTGAGAAGGCTTACGATGCCGCTTGGGAGTTGGCTCAAGCCCTGCCGAACTACAAATGGTGGGAGATCGATGTTGAGCTTGATATTGAAGACGTAGAAGAAGTCAGCACTGCACTAGGGGAGAATTAAAAATGATTTTCGTCATTGAGCTTTTCCTTGTGGTGCTAGCCTGCCTGATCCTGTCAGGAGCCATCCTCTTTGTGGCTCGCCTGATCGGTGTGCTTTGGGAGAGACGGAATGATCCTCCAGCTTAACCCTCCAATCCCGCTTGAGACGCCCAAGGGGAAAGCCTTGGCTCAGGTCTTGATAGATTACGGGGTGGAGCATCATCTGATATGGGTATGCTTTCAGGACGACATCGGGGAAATCTGGTGCTGGCCTAATCATCAGGTACGGGCTCAGACCAACATTACCATGGGCAGAGGGTTTAAGCAGTGACCGCAGCTTTTCTTGACCTAGACGGCGAGAAAATTGACATAGAAGCCCAGCTCCGTGATCTGGACCGGGCTGACTATGAGGAAGACCTGTACAAGTTCACTGTGGCTGCTTGGCCGCATATCGACAGTGCGCCTTTTGCCCATGGCGGCTATGCCTTGCAGGCCATCTGCGCTCACCTCCAAGCCTGCGCTGATGGTTATATTCCTAACCTTCTGATCAACGTGCCTCCGCGCTTTTCCAAGTCAACGATTGTCGGCACGATGTTCCCGGCATGGGTGTGGGCTCAGAGCCATCAATCAATGCTGTCTGGCCCCGGCGCTCAATTCCTCTGCGCTGGCTATGCGTTGAACCTCTCTTTGCAGGACTCGGTGAAGTGCCGCTCGCTAATTCAATCTGACTGGTATCAAAGCTATTGGGGTGATCGCTTTGCGCTGGTGGAAGATCAGAACACAAAGACCCGATTTCAGAACGACAAGCGCGGCATCAGGAACGCGGTATCGGTCGGCGGTTCAACGACTGGCTTGGGCGGCAATTACCTGATCGGGGACGATCTGAACAATGCGGCTGAAGCTAACTCTGAGGCTATGATTGAGGCAGCTATCAACTGGTGGGACACTGCTTGGTACAACCGTCTAAACAACTCCAAGCCGGGTCATGGTTGCCGCATCGTTGTGGCGCAGCGCCTGAATGAGCGCGACATCTCCGGGCATGTGCTGGAGAAGCAAATTGGGGATTGGACGCATCTCTGCCTGCCAATGAGGTATGAGCCTGATCGTTCCTTCCACACGGTTCTGGTGCCTTCATGGGCGACCGACGATGGCGAGGAAATCACATGGCAAGACCCGCGCACCGAGGCGGGTGAGCTTCTGTGGCCGGAACGCTTTGATGAAGAACAAGTGATTTTGCTTGAGAAGACCCTTGGCCCATATGCAGCGGCTGGTCAGCTTCAGCAGCGCCCTGAGCCTGCTGGCGGTGGTGTAATCAAGCGTGAATGGTGGCAGCTTTGGGAACAGGACGCCTTCCCCCCGATGGACTTTGTGGTTGCAGCTCTGGATACGGCCTACACGACGAAGGAGGAGAACGATTACTCTGCCCTGACGGTGTGGGGTGTTTATTCGGGTGGCGACCAGATGGCGCAGGCAACGCGCATGGCGGCTCGCGATGGGGAAGCGATTTCGATCATCCGCAGAACCTACACGGAAGAGCATCCTCGGCTGATGCTGATGTATGCGTGGCAGGAGAGACTGGAGCTGCATGAGCTGGCGCTGAAGGTAGCTGACACCATGCGTCGATGCGCTGTTGATAAGCTCATCATTGAAAACAAGGCGGCTGGCATCAGCGTGGCGCAGGAGCTTCGCCGGATGTTTGGGCATGAAGATTGGGCTGTTCAGCTCATGGACCCCAAGGGTGTTGATAAGCTGGCTCGCCTGCATTCGGTCGCGCCGCTATTTGCGGAGGGGCTGGTTTATGCGCCTGACCGAGGCTGGGCCGATCAGGTCATCACTCAGGTGGCGACTTTCCCGAAGGCCAAGCATGACGACTTGGTTGATACGGTGAGCATGGCTGTCCGGCATATGCGCGAGCTTGGTCTGCTAGTCAGAAGCCCTGAGCGTCTGGCTGAATTTGATCGGAGTGTTGTGCATCATGGCTCTGCCCCAGCGCCTCTGTATGATGTATGATGCTCTTGTCTGTTAGGTCATACCCAGTCCTAACAGATGGTAAACTCAGAACTGGCGGGGCTTCGGCTCCGCCCTTTTATTGCGGGTGTAGCTCAGAGGTAGAGCTTCTGCCTTCCAAGCAGAATGTCGTGGGTTCGAGCCCCATCGCCCGCTCCAACTTTCCGGTAAAGCCGGATAGTTCATTGTTAAAAAAATCGTGTTTTCTTTACATAAGCAAACCGCTTAGTTAAACGGCTGAACATAAGGAAGGGTGGCCGAGCGGTTTAAGGCTTCAGTCTTGAAAACTGACGGGCGCGAGAGTGTCCCGTGGGTTCGAATCCCACCCCTTCCTCCAAAATATGCTATAGTCCCCACAAGCATAGATGGCGATGCAGCGGTTTTGTAATCCGCAGAGTAGGGTTCAAGTCCTTAGTGGGGAACCAAGATGGTCAGGGTATTGGCGAATGCAGTGGTGGATGTGATCAAGCCCGCCACTCCGGTGATGATTGGTCACTTCCGTGTAGAGGTCTGGGGCAAGGCTCCCTATGACTATGTGCGCGTCTATGAAATCCAAGCGAAAAACGATACTATGGCCGCACAGGAAGGCATCCGCCGTTTCGTTGACGAGATGGAAAAGCTGCCCGCTGAAGGGAATTAACCATGCCGATGACACCCGGCCTTGTGCCTAATATCCGCCAGCCCGGACCAGCCGAGCCTGAGCTGCCTTTTGCCAATGACGAGATTGTCGTTGAGATTCTGGAAGGCTCTCCGAACAAGCAGACGGACGAAGCTGGCAACGTCATGCGGATTGAATATCCAGATGGCTCCATCGCTGTCAGCCTTGATGGCAAGCCGATTGAAGAGAACCAAGACAAGAAAGACTACGGCAACTGGTTCAGAAACCTCGTTGACGATATTGATGATGGCGCTCTGACCACCATCTCCAACGATCTGATCCGTGGCATTCAAGACGACGTTGAGAGCCGCCGCGACTGGGTTGAAGCGCGAGCTAAGGGTCTTCAGCTTCTTGGCCTAAAGATTGAGCTTCCCGGCCTTCAGGGCGCAACTGATGGCGCTCCGGTTGAGGGCATGTCAAAAGTCCGACACCCATTGCTTCTGGAAGCCTGCCTGCGCTTTCAGGCCAATGCCCGCTCTGAGCTTCTGCCGACCGATGGCCCAGTGAAGGTCCGCAACGATGGTTTGGCCTCCACGACCCAGCAGGACAGCCTTGCCAATGCTCTGGAGAAAGACCTCAACCACTATCTGACGGCTGTGGCCTCTGAGTATTACCCGGACACTGACCGGATGCTCCTGATGCTTGGCTTTGGCGGCACGGCTTTCAAGAAGATTTACTTCTGCCCGCTTCGTAACCGCCCGGTGAGTGAGAGCGTGGATGCGGAAGACCTGATCGTCAATAACTCGGCCACTGATCTTCGCAATGCCAAGCGCGTGACGCATAAGGTGATGATGCGCGCCTCCACTGTGAAGCGCCTGCAAATCCTCGGCGTCTATCGCGACATCGACCTTGGAGCGCCTGTTGAGCTCGACAAGGACTCTGCCCAGCGCGA